AATACACGCATTTTGGAGAGAGACCATTTCAGGGAGAACCGACGGTTCCCCCAAACCCCCTCCCTTATGCCCTTAACCAAATAAAGGAACCGTAGATTAAGCCAGTCGGGCTTTCCCCTTAGACCCCTCTTAAAGGATTAAGAGAAGCTTCGCTTCTCTTATGCCCCCCTTAGACCCTTATCGTTTTTTTCCGAACCTTCCCATTTGAGCATGGGATCATAAGGGAACGGCGAGTTCCCTTATTTTTTTGGGAATAGTAATATATAGTTTATTATGGAATTAGCAATACCTTTAGTCGCATTAGGCAGTTTATATATTGTGTCAAATCAAAAAAAAGAACCCAAACCCATGAATGAAGGGTTTTTACCGAATACCAATGTTCCGGATTTGAATTATCCAGAACAAGTTTCCAAAAATGGTTCCGATACGGAGTTGTCCGCCAAACTCACCACGATGAATAAATATGACGGCCCCTCCGTTTACACCGACAAATATTTCAATCCTTATGCCAACGGTAGTTTAGTAAAAGAGAACGTGACTGCCGATAGAAACCAATACAAATCGTTGACCGGTGACAACGTCGACTCTGGATACTTTAACCATAATAATATGATGCCCTTTTTCGGTGGCAAAATTCGGTCCGCGATTGACCCCAATTCGAACGAAGCCATTATGGATAACTATTTAGGAAATGGCTCGCAAACCATTGTAAAATCGGAACAGGCGCCACTGTTTGCACCCAATGAAAAAATGCACTGGGCCAATGGCGCACCCAATATGAACGATTTCTACCAATCCCGCGTCAATCCCAGTATGCGAATGGCCAACGTCAAACCTTTCGAGGAGGTCAAAGTGGGTCCGGGTTTAGGTCTCGGCTACGGCTCCGAAGGAGCCGGTGGATACAATTCCGGCACCGCCATGCGCGAATCCTGGTTGCCCAAGGGTGTAGACGATTTGAGAACCGCCAATAAACAAAAGGCTTCGGAAACCATGCAACTTGGACACGAGGGTCCCGCCAAAAGTCGTATCACGAATGTAGGCATTTTGGGCGCTTTCCAGAAGAATCGACCGGAAACTGCGTTCGAATGGGGCGCAGACCGCCTTTTCACGACCACGGGTGCAGTCAAGGGACCAACTTTGAACGCTATTCCCGTGGAAAGACACGTGGTAAGACCGGAGACGACCGTGGATTACAATGGTGTTGCGCAAAGTATGCACGCCCAGCAGGCAATGCCCGGCGAAGTTTTACCCAGTCATCGCATCGAATTGGGTCCCACTCAGATCGGCGCAGCGAATGCGGTGGGTCGCGGGTTCGGAAACGAAGGCGATTACGGGTTGAAAACCAAACAAGTGTATGCGAACAACCGCAGTTCCAACGCCCAGGATGATTATTTTGGTGCAGTCGGAAGCAGTATCGGCGCGGTTGTTGCGCCTTTGCTCGAAATGATGCGACCTTCCCGGAAAGAGAACACCACTGGAAATATGCGTGTATATGGTGATGCCAAACCCGCGGTATCCCAGTCGTACTTGTACAATCCCAATGATGCTCCTGCACCCACCATGCGTGAAACCACCGAGAATTCTGTCAACCACTGGAACGTGAATCGAGGACAAACCAACAATGGTTATGCATCCGCCAAAGTGGAAGCGATGCCCCAACACAGAGATACCACGACCACATCCTATACGGGTGCAGGTGCGTCCAAGAATCCGGCGTTGCGCGTTTATGACGCGGAGCTCGAATACCAACGTGTTTAACAATTCGGTGAACTATCAAGGCAAACCCAAGGATTTGGATATGGTGAATAACAGAGAAGTGATGCCGAAGATGCCATACGTGACCGCGGGTTCTCTCGGAACTTACCAGCAAAAAGGGCAGAACCTAGATTCCAATATCAATATGGAGAGGAATACTCCTGATATGTATAACGTTTTGCAACAGAACCCGTATGCGATTAAACGCACCTACAAGTAAAGGGAACCAAGGTATTCAGCAAAGCTTACGCCTTTAGATCCCTCCTTAAAAATGAACCAGTTTATAGTAATTTTCAATAAAATAATAATTATTGAAAATTTATTCCGTAGGTTTCCCTTAAAAATGCTTGTGCAAGAACGCAAGTAATCCAATCATCGTATCTGCAAACAGCACTTTCCACGAATCCGTGCGACCAATAATGGCTCCATATGCAAACAAACCGTATAAAAACCCGTGCAATGGTCTTAAATGATTCCACCAAATGGGTTTTCCACCTGTTTCGACCCCTGTGGGCCTACTTCCCGTGAAATAAATGTAAAAGAATCCCGCGGAAATCAGGGCGGCAATATAACCCATATAGGGCAAATACGCGGTGAAAGTCATTGCTAAATAAGTGAAGAGAAGTCGTGTGCCAATGCATCCAATAAGAAAAAGCGCGGCGTTCATATAAAGAATGAATATAAAAGAAACCGCATAAAATTGAATCTGAATTGTCATATCTCTTTCAAATCAATAAAACAATGCCTCTATCCATATTCGATACACACACCCAAATACTTGGCGTCATTCCCGCCTCCAAAAAACTACTCATAGATGAACTGTGCAGATTTGTAAAAGCCGTCCAGCCCAGACACGCTGATCAAAAATACACATATTCCGATTATTTGCACATCCTGTTGAACTATATACCGCGTCGGCCTCTCGCAAATAACGATCCTGGATGGATGTGGGACTGCCAGGAAGTCTTTAGTCGCGGGTTTCATACCGTATAATTTTCAATTTGTCTTTATAGTTCCCTTAATAATATAAAAATATTTTCATATACAATAAAAATGAAACACGAAACTTTTGAATATGATGGCACCATTTATACCATTAAAATTGGCAAGTCCGCCGTAGAGAACACCGAACTTGTTAAAAATGCCAACAAATCTGATATATGGTTTCATTTATCAGATTCTCCTTCGTGCCATGTGGTCTTAACCTACGAAACAAAACTAAATCAGGTTCCACGTCAAGTAATTTCGCATTGCGCGTATCTCTGCAAAATGCATTCAAAAACTTCTCACAATTGCAAAGTCATTTACACACAAATTGAAAATGTGCAAATAACACGAATACCTGGCCAAGTCATGACAACTTGTTGCAAAACTATATAGATTTTTTATCCCCTAGTTTCAATTAATTTTGATAAAAAGGCGGTTGCATTCTTGTCGGCCATGTAAAAATTCATTATTTCAGCGGGCGAATACTTCCTATCCGGAATCTGTTCCAAAATCACTGGGTCTATTTGTTCACCCGTCAAATGCTGGTATATTTCGCCAATGACACTTCTGGATGCATTCGCCAATTCCAAAGTAATGTCAATCCTACCTGGGCGTTTCAACGCCGGATCCAACTTCTCATAATGGTTGGATGAAATAATCAGTATTCTCCCTGGGGTTTCACGAATCCCGTCCCACAAATTCAAAATATCATCCAGTGTAACCGGCTCATCTAATTTCATCATTTTGGGGATTTCGCATGTTTTTGTGGTCGTCTCCAAAGTTTTCATCGTATCCAAAGTAATTACAGAAGTATCTTTCTCCTTATTTTTCTGGTGTTCTCTCGAGAGAACAATGTCACCAACGCAATCAATGTCCTCGAACACAATGATTTTCTTATCGAATCCGACGGTATCCTTCTCATTTTTTTCGTTGTATCTGTTTTCAAAAAAGATTTCATCCAAATCGTGTTTTGTTTTCAACATCTTGAGAGATATGACAATAATGTGTCGCCCCGTGTAATTCGCCAATGCCTTGATAAAAGACGTTTTGCCGGTTCCGGGGGGGCCGTGCATCCCGATCCCCAATGAATAAGGAATGCCCTTGTCAAAAAACCACTGTTTATTATTGATGAAAAAATCAATCTTATCCAAAACCTTTTGTTTGTTTTCAAAAAAAAGATTGTTGAATTTGCGCGTGCTTTCGAACCGGGTTTCCGTCCATCTTTCGGAAAGGTCTTCGCTGTATTTGACATTTGTCAACGAATAAATGAAATGCTTCCCTTTGCGCAAATCCTCCAACTTTTTCAAATAGTCCGCGGTTATGCTTTCCACAAACATTTTGATTGTTTCGATATTGCTTTTATAAGAATACAGTTCAACAATGATATTGCGTGTTTTGTCCTTGGTTTTCACGTTCTCGTCTTCCTTCTTCGCAGAATCGCTTTCGCTATAGGTGTATGCATATATCTCCAGTTCCTTGGAAACCAGGAACTTTTCTCGCTGGATTACCATATAGATTTCATCTTCCTTCTTGTTGAGCGTTTGCTCCTTGATGTAATAAATGGACGGGTTTTTGTCAATGGTTGAAATAATATGCTCCCACAACGCCTTGAACCTTTTGCCAAACATGGTGGTTTGCTTGAGCTCCGAATTGTAGAAATTCACTCCGCACGATATTTTGCCTTCGTATTCCACCGAGTTTTTTTTGTATAGTTTGTGCATGATATATTGGAAATTGAGCAATTTGGTGATTTCGACGTCTTCTAACCAATAGGTTGCATGTTTGATTGCGTAGTTTATGAACGACATCACGATGGTTAATAATAACATATTGAACATCGTATTTTCGCCATCCGTTGTCGATTTTAATTTGTTGAATATGACACTGTTTACTGCGTATTCGGAACTCATCTACAGTTGATACGTCTCATTTTTTTATATCTTTTTGGGAACTACGTTCCTTTATATAAATAAAAAAAAGATTTACAAAAGCATTTTATTTATAAATAAAATGGTTATGAGCAAAAGTGTTTCCGTCAACACTTATTCCGTCAACAACCTTGGAACACAATTGATTGTCTGCAACTCGTGCGCCATCAGTTTGAACGCATACGGGACTTCAACATATGCAAAGTCGGTGGTGTTGTCGCACACACTGCATTTGTGAACAGTGAAGCTGAACTTGGACATCATCGAGCCCGACGCATCATTGTATTGTGCAATCATTCCGCATTTCTTGCATACATGAACACTGTATTTGTCCGACACGTCATACAACCTTTCTCTACAGAATCTGCTCATTCCGTGTGCAAGCATGACATCGCGTTCCATCTCTCCAATTCGGAAACCGCCATCCCGACTCCGGCCTTCGGCCGGTTGTCTGGTCAGATTCACCATCGGTCCAATGGACCTGCTGTGTTGCTTGTCGTTCACCATGTGCTTCAATCGCTGGTAAAACACAGGTCCAATAAAGATACTCGCGTCGAACTGCTCACCGGATAATCCGTCATACATAATCTCGTTTCCATAACTTTCGTAGCCCAATTTCTGGAGTTCGGTTGCAATCGTTTTCACGTCCAAATCGCCGAAACTGGTTCCGTCGCCAAACATACCCAGATGCACCAAGACCTTTCCTAACAAGGTTTCTTTCAACTGTCCAATCGTCATACGCGAAGGAATTGCATGCGGATTGATAATAATATCCGGCTTCAATCCATTTCGCGTATATGGCATATCGCACTCGGGAATAATTAATCCGACCGTGCCCTTCTGCCCATGTCTGGAGCTAAATTTATCACCGATGCACGGCTTTCTGAAAGTGCGCATCCTGACTTTGGCGCAAGGATACCCATCGCCGTTCCTGCATGTCACGTTTTCGTCAATGTGGATTTCCTCACCCGCGGTTCGCACACTCTTACTTTGGTCCTCAAATTTAATCGGTTTCGTGGGGTCATTGCGGTTCTCCTTGATATGAACCACCTTCGCCATAATGATATCGCGATCATCCAACTTCGTATTCTTTGGAATAAATCCAGACGAATCGATCTTGTCGTAATTGCCATACTTAATCCCCTTGGTCTTCGTGGGGTCCGGTTTGCATCGGCTCACGAAACGCGTGATGTTCTTGTCCTCGTCCTTTTCAGTATGGTAAATCGTCGTGGAAAACATCCCGCGGTCGATGGAACCCTTGTTTATCAACACACTGTCTTCCTGGTTATAGCCGGTATACGACATAATGGCGACGTGAATGACTTGGCCCGACGGAATCTTGACGAGGTCCAGCCAGTTCATAATGCGCGTGTCCACCAAAGGTCTTGATGGCGAGGTCAATATGTAAGCGGTCTTATCAAAACGCTTGTCGTAATTGGTCGCGTAAACACCCATTGCCTGCTTACTTTGCGCACAATTACTTGACATAAAATTGTTTCCCGCAATAAAACTGTGGTCTTCTGATTCAACTGTAATATCCGAAATTAGTCTGTTCTCAACTTCTTCAATGCTTGCAAGTATTTCAAAATTTGGATTCTTAATATCATCCATTACTCCGATCATTGTTTCATTGACCTCCATATTTTGAACTTCACACCATCCGCTAGTTGTCATAAACTTGTGGTCTTCGGTCGCAATGATTTCTCTTCCACTGATTGTCTTTATCTTATAAATCTTTTTATCAGTTTCACGAACATAGTGATTTACAACTTTTGTATGTGAAGTTTTAAATGTTTCAGGATTAAAACAGATAACCGAATCACCCACTTTTACATCTTTGATTGGAACTTTCATTCCATTTGACATAAGAACCGTTTCGTTAATATCCAAACATTGATACGTGTTTCTCGGTGCCTGGTTGTGTTCCGGGAAGGGAATGCACGACGCCAATACGCCAAAGATGGTGCTTGGGTGAATCTCGCAATGTGTGAATGTTATGTTCGTGTCTTTCAAAATATACGAATTTTTCGCCCTCAAAGCAATCATCGCCAAATTCTGTTCCTCCGGGTCAATGTATTCAATCACCGACGTATCCAATTTACAATTGGTTAACAAATCATTCCACGCAAGTTCGCCCGATTCTAAGCGGTTGATAATATCCTGTGTGATCAGCGCTTTTCCATCCTTAACACGCAACAATGGCCGGACCATTCTGCCCGCATCATTGCAAATGCGGATCTCCATCATCTTGTAATCAAACACGACGGACGTATAAATGTTGATGATTCCTCGGTATTTCTTCTCCTTCATATCCAAATAAAGTTCCATTGGTGTATCTGTGACACCCACCCAACAACCGTTCACAAATACTTTTACTTTACCGAATGTTTCTTTCGGTGAAGCCGTATTCAACGAATGAATGTATGGTTCAGTGTATGCGTATAGCGACGAACTGTTGGTTGTGATTGTCAAGTGGGTCATGGTGCTGATGCTTTTGACAACACCGATCGACTGACCCTCGGGAGTTTCTGCGGGGCAATTTGAAACCACAAATGATGATGCAACGAATGAATGATTGTCTGACCGGGTGGTGAAATCATACACAAGTTCTGGTTCAATTTCGACAATAGATTCGATGGGGACACAGACACATCCATTGTCTGCAATATTATTGCGAATAAAGTTATCGTATTCAATATGATGGTTGTTGTGTTTGATTTTAAAATACTCAATTATAGGAGCGGTACGTATTCTCTTCTCTTCATCGACAACTGCTATAGTATCTACATAACGAATGATATTTTCCAATGAGTTATCAAATTCAATATTAATATTTGTATTTGTTTCATCTTGTTTTACAACTTTCAATTCGCAAACAATATCAAGTTCTTCAAACATATTTTTTATTTCACGCATATATTCAATTACTTCATTCAATTCATGATTGTTAGCACTTCGTGAAATGACTCCAATACCATTGTTATGGGTAATTGAACCATTTCTCGTATGATATTCGGATAAGAATTTGCGTTTGATTGCAGGATTTGCATTTATCAACCATTCTGGTATTTTGATATCTGAACAAAACTCCATATTAACAGGAGGGGTCATAGGGGAACGTAGTTCCCTTACCATATGGCGAATTACCAACTTGTCATTTGCAACATTCAGTTCTCCAAGTTTCTTCATTTCGTATTTGCCTTCAGTTGAACGAACCAAGAATGGATGATCCGCAGTTGCCTTGATTTTTCTACCACTGATCGTTTTCATTTCAAACAATTTATCGGGCATCTTGCAGAAATAGTTGTGCATATCACTTGGTTCATCCATCAGCGTTTGACGATTTACAGTATTCACCCAGTCGCCGTCCTTAATGTCTTTAATTTGTCTGGAATCCATGCGATTTGACAACAATACATTTGTGTCGCCGGTCAAACAAAGGAAACCCCACGTGGTTCCGTGCAACTTTCTTGGGTCAATCAGCTCACCCGACTTGTCAATGGGCGTATTGATGCGTCGCATATGGCTCAGCGTCGCCGCCGTCGTCAATCGATTCACCACTTGGGCAACACCCACTTTGCTACTGTTGCTCTGCTTAATACTGAAATCGCCGGTCGCAAGCGCCCGGTTAATGCCGGTCTCAATCGTAGTGGATTTCACCATTTTGCAGATGTTTCCGTTATTTACAATGCTCTCGTAATCCTCGGCAGATCGCCAAGACCCGCCATTGATTTCCTTTACAATGTGTTTCTGCATCTCCTTTACCAGTTTATTGAAATAGTTTCGGAACAAATTGTTCAAAAGGGTTCCGGTCATGTCGATGCGTTTGTTCACATAGGAATCGCGGTCGTTCGGTTTCAGCCATCCGAGTGCGGTCTGAATCACTTTGTTCGCCATATAACCGAGGAAATAAATCTTTTGTTCCGGCGTCTTGCAATGGGGGAACAAATCGTTGTTCAACACATCCACTGTGAAATCGCGTTTCTTTTTGGACCCCTGTTCCTTGTCCATGTTCATTGGAGTAAATGCCACATAGGAGGTGATTTGCTTGAGTGCGTCTTCCTTTGTCATATACGCGTTCGACTCAATGATCGAAGCATTCAGGAATTTGAGAATATCTGTGTGCCGTTCACTGTCAATGTTCAACAATATATATTCGCAGATTTGCTTATCGGTTGTCACGCCCAACGCGCGAAACACAATGAACAAATCAATGGATTCGCGGACTCGCGGTATCACCACCTTGAGCGGATGCCCGTATCCATTGTTCTTACTCGCCACTTCAATCTCCACCTGTTTGGGCGAGATGCACTTGTAGTCGGGAACCGACTTGATTTCCGCATACCAACTGCATTTGGATGTGTTCTTGCCGTCATAACAGTAAACCATGTTTTGCGCGGCGCGTTCCTGTTGCAACACGGTTTTCTCGGAACCTTTGATGATGAAATACCCGCCGTGGTCAAACGCGCATTCGCCGACGGAAACTGGATTTATATGGGTGTTCTGTGTCAACACGCAAATGGACGACTTCACCATGATGGGGAATTTGCCAATGCTGACTTTGGGGATTACGCTGGTAACTGTGCGCGGTTTTTCGATGTCTACACTATCGCGAATATGATACGTGATGTTTATATCAATGGTCATATTGGACGCGTATGTCACATTTCGCAACTTCGCTTCATTTGGCATCATCATTTTGGTGGCACCATTGTTCTCGTATATCTGTGGCGGATACAACTTCAAATTCGTGAATGTGATTTCCACTTCGAGCGAATACTTGTCCGAATCCGGCAACACATCCTTGTCGGAACGCACCCAAACCGGATTGAACATCTGGATTGTTTGGGGAATTTGACGGTGAATGCAATCGTTGTAGGATTCCAATTGGTGGCGAACGAGACAGGATGAATGATTGCCGTTGAAATAGGACTCAATGATTTTGAATGGTTCTTCGATGTATTGACCCAAATGTGACAATACTTCGCTTTCCGGATTCTTCATATTTTCGTCCACCATCTTTTTGATTTCGGTTTCCGCTTTCATTTCGCTCATTACGATTTCCTCCAATTGTTTGGTGATATCTTCTTCTGGTTTAGTTTTTTTGGTTCTTTTGGCTTTTGGTTTGACTTCGTTTGTTTGAATCTCTTCACACACATCGGTCTTCTTCTTGTAAGCCCTCTTCTTCTTTTCTTCTTGAGTTGACATTTTTAATTCAGTTAATTCTGTTGGATTCATTTTATACTTTTGCCTACTAATAATATAAAAAGTTCAATTTTTTATATTATTTCATTTTGTTCGTAAAAAAACAAAAGATTTTTGTTTTAGGTCGCTTTAAATAATCCTATTTTTTCGGACATATCGCACATCTCTGCACCCGCACGATTCTCAAATGCACAAATCGCTTCACATCTAACTTGGTTGAAAAACAGGGTGTCTCGTTCGGAATGCATATTCATCCATTTCCCATTGTATTTCATAACAACCAGGTCCACGGGTTTCCCAAGAACTTCTTTCAGTTCGCACGCCATTTTAAAAAACCGCGCAAATCTTTGTTCCGCGGATTCTTTAAATGGAAATCGCGACTTTTTGAAAAAAACCATGACATCATAATCACTGTCGGGTTTGCACGTCCCAGTTGCACGAGATCCGTAGAGAACCGCTTGCAATGGATCGTATTTTGTTAAAGCCCGATTTATTTTCTCAATGTCCGACATTCTAGATGCTGATTCGATAAATAATAATGGTTTATATTTTTATATAGTTAAAGATTATTTATTTTTCTACACAATAGAGAACGATGATCGGATCAATGAAATGTGCTGAATTCAGCAAATTTATGGATTACTACAAGAAAAAAACGCACCTTTCATTCTACGATTACCAGAACTTTATGTTTGCAACAAGTGTGCAATTTGCCCCAATTGCTTCTCCAACAAACACATACGAAGAATGGCAAAAAGAACACGAAGTTTTAAACATGGATGCAGAGAAAATGGATATTCATCCCGAAGAGAAAATGGATGTAGAGAAACAATATACAACCATTGATTTCTCTCTGAATACCATTTCTGATTTGATAAAGGTCGCCGAACAAAATCCGTTTCAAGAACATGTGGAATATAATATCAATCTGAAAACCATCCATGCCATTCAATCGGAACTTTGCGAACTGGACGCAATGATTGGAATGCACAGTTTGAAAAAAAGTGTTTTGGATCAACTTCTCTATTATTTGCAGGGGTTGCACGAGGGCTCCAATGATTATAAACACACCGTGATTTTTGGCCCACCCGGCACCGGAAAAACGGAAGTTGCCAAATTGTTGGGCGCCATTTACTCCAAAATTGGAGTGATTTGCAAACCCGATGAGAAACCCGGATTGCCATTTAAAAAAGCAACCCGCTCCGACATGGTTGCCGGATATTTAGGTCAAACTGCAATCAAAACCAAGGCACTTGTTACACAATGTTTGGGTGGCGTATTGTTTATTGATGAGGCGTATTCTCTCGGGGACGACAATTTTTCCAAAGAATGCGTCGACACTTTGTGCGAAGCGCTGAGTGACCAAAAAGACAACATTATGGTGATTATTGCGGGATATGAGAATGAACTGAACGACCGGTTTTTCTCTCTGAATCCTGGATTGGAATCCCGATTTATTTGGAGATTCAAAATGGATAATTATTCCGCAAAAGATTTATGGGAAATTTTTAAAAAGAAAGTTTCGGAAGGTGGATGGAAAATCGGAAACATAGATGGAGAGAAATGGTTCAAGAGATGGTATGACAGTTTTAGTGGATTTGGACGAGATGTGGAGACCCTTTTATTCAAAGTAAAGATCGCACATAGCAAACGGGTTTATGGGAGATCCGAATCTGAAAAACGCGTGCTTGAACTTGCGGATTTAGATAATGGATATAAAAAATTTATGGATTGCAAAGAAAATACGAGAGAATACTCCTTGAAAAAATCGCAAAAAACTCTTTCTTCGATGTTTCTTTGAATCCAACGTATAAATTCATAAAACAAAATATACAATATTGTATTATGAGTAGTGGTGGTAATATTCGAATTGTAAAATATAATGAGGATTTATTCAAAGTTCCATCTCGGACACAAAAACGGAAAAAACCGGACAAACCAATTAAATTAAAATCCCCCAAAAAAGTTTCCAATAAATCCATCAAAAATAGCATCTTGAAAGAAATTCGCAAAAATCAAGAGAGAAAATACAATGCACTTTTGGATGAACCAACCGTGACATCCAACAATCTTGAAAACGATTTTGAAAATGATTTCAAAAATTCAGTTGAATTTATGAAAAAAGTAGCCGACAAACACAAAGAAACAAAAATAAATCAAACCATTAAAAACCACAATGCTTCTCTTGAGCTTGACCAAATTCAGGTTCCTCTTTCATCTGACCTTATTCCGGTTCATTTGGAACCTTGTAATACAGAACCTTATACCGTAGAATCCTATAATGCAGATGCAGAATCCTATAACGCAGAACCCTATATCGTAGAACCCATTCAAATATTACCAACACCTGGGTATGGATGTTTAAAAAACGGGTCTTTGCCAACATATCGCGCATATCATAATAAAACAATGAAAAATATGTGTCATGAACCCTTGATAATCGAATCTTTTGATCCATCTCCACCGCCTTTGGCTTTGATTGCCGAACGCATTAAAAGCCCCGCCGAAGTATTGTTGATTGAAAAGTTGAAACAGAGAGAAATCGCAGAAAAAACCAAAAACCAAATTGTTAAACAAAAAAAATACAAAAAACTGTTGAGAAGAACTTACCGATGTGGTAAAGACCGGTTCAAACCCCACGTAGGAGTTCTTCTTCCCAACAAAACCATTCGCGCCAATGTAACCACAAAATCGTATTTGTTGAAACAAACCCCCATTGACGAAATTCGCAAAACCCTCGTCAAACAAGGTTTTATCAAAGTGGGGTCCAGTGCACCCAATGATGTTCTAAGAAAAATATATGAATCGATCAAAATGATTGACGGCGATATTAAAAACCACAATCCCGACAATTTGCTTTACAATTTTTTCAATGAAAAAAATAAATAAATCCATAAAATTGAACAAAAAATGTTTGTTATAATCATTTGCATAATTATAACAAAATGGAAAAGAAATTAAACTCAAAATCGGAATCGTTTATCACTTCATTCAAGGACAGTATTCGCGGTAAGGCGATTGACTTAAAATTTGACGAAAAGGAAAAAATCAATGAACTGCTGGAATATGTTTACGAATATGAACGCCTGGTATTTAGTAAGGATGATTTGTCGAAGAGAAAGCGCATCCAAAACTGCATTCCTACTCAAAACCGGTGCAATGCAAAGCGCGCGGACAACAAACAATGCACACGCAAACGCAAAGACGGATATGAATTTTGCGGAACTCACTCAAAGGGCGCTCCACACGGTTTGGCTGACGATGTTTGCGGGGTGTGCACCAAGAAAATCGATGTGGTTGCCACCAATATTAGCGGAATTGTTTATTATATTGACAAATTCAACAATGTCTACAAGACGGAAGACATTTTAGAGGGGAAGATAGACCCTGCCATCATTGCTAAAGCCAGTTTGGTCAATGGACAAATTTGCATCCCAGAGTTGGGGTTATTCTAGGGGAACGTAGTTCCCCTATGACCCCTCCTTTTGTATGGTAGTTCTTTTACTTACTTATAGACCACTTGATATTGTTTTTTTTGTATTATTCCAAAGCCTCTTTGTTAATGGACCGCTTGATGCTTTCTTTAACCACTTCTTCGCGATTCTCCATTATGAACTTGTTCATTTCTAGCGCCTGGGATATGTCACCCTCGTAGTATTTTGACAAAATGGTAACTAGATTTTTTTTGGTGATTGGTTTTTTAACTGTGGTCTGGGAAAATACTAATTTCCCCCCTTTGATATCAAACTCATCAATCTCGCTGTCTTTCATCGTTTTCATGAGTGTTTGGGATATTTTTTTCAGTTTATCTTTGCGAAGTCGCAACTCTTTATTAATGTTGCGAATGTCATTGTCAATTGTAATCCATTCTTTGATTGTTTTCACCATTTCTGTTTGCGACGACATTTATATTATTTGGGTTTATATTTTTATTTTGTTTTTCTAGTGTTTATTTATGATTCGGTTTGGAATTCAAACCTTTTTCTTTTGAAATATATATACATTTTTGTCAAATGATGTTTAGTCATGTTCATAAAAAAACGGCAAGATCTCAGATTCAGCCTCCGTCGCAACAAATGCAAATGCAGTTTGCATACCGACAAGTTCCATTACAAGTGATTAAACCCGCCCCGTTGGCTCCGGTTCAGGACGCACTGCCCAAAATGAAATGGGGCAGACCCATATGGACATTTTTTCACGTTATGGCGCAAAAAATGAAACCCGAGTATTTTCAATTGGTCATCAAAGAATTTATAAGATTCACGTTATTGATTTGTGCCACATTGCCGTGCCCAGTTTGTTCTGCACATGCATCCGAGTATATGCGGGCAATTAATATGAACAATATGCGGTCTAAAGAGGATTTGATTCAATTATTTTATAATTTTCACAATGTTGTAAACCAGCGAAAAGGATACACTGTTTTACAAAAAGACCAAATTCCCAAATACGAAACTGCCAACACAGTGGTTGTCATCAAAGACTTTATCCATGCATTTGAAGATAAGTCCAGGGCGATGAAACTGATGGCCGACGATTTGTCGCGTGCTCGGATTTCGAGCCAGTTAAAGTTTTGGATTAACGGAAATATCCAATACTTCGACCCCTAGTAGGGGAACTACGGTTCCCTATTTAAGAGACAATTTGTCCAGTCCTTTTAATCTTGCATCGATACATACCTTTGGTCACACTGCATTTGGAAGTCCCTTCTTCCTGTGGAATCATTTGGTTTGTCTTGCCAAGTATAACCGCCCATACCACACCACTAAATACGCCAATGATGAGCGGTATAATCACATATTTTTCCGCACAACTGTTGAAATTGTAAAGAATGTCGATAAAAAGCAAGATCGTCACTACTGCAATTAATAGTGCATTTTTGACAACCAATTTGTTGGTCACAATTACGTAAATGAAGTATCCAAAAATGAAGGCAAACGTATGTGTGCTTAAAGGCAAATAGGACAATACGCTGTCATTGAGTGTCAGTAAACTACATTTCATCATTTTCTCCAGACTATTGCTGTCTTGTTTAAGGAAAGACATGTGTGAAATGCCAATCGTGATGAGTGATGATAACATAATTCCGACCAAAAGTAAAAACCCGGAAAGCTCGCCAGAAAAGAGGGATGATATTACCAGAAAAGACACAATCATAAATGGCATCATCCTGTAAATTAAAAACAACAATCCATTAAACTCCATTATACATTGGATTCAGAAAAAAGGATTTACAAAAGGGTATAAACCGATTTGTTCTTATATATCTAAACCATGGGAATCCCTTCTTATTTTTCTTACATTATCCGAAATCACATGAATATTTTGAAAAAATTCAGTATACAGACTCACCAGTTTCAACATTTATATTTTGATTCCAATTCAATCATTTATGATTCCATTCGGGAAATTGAAAAGGCAGGCAAAATGAAACCCGTCTTGTCTGAAAACTATGAAAATATTTCAGCAATGGTATGTAGTAAATTGCAGAAATACATTGATGAAATACGCCCATCAAACACTATTTACATAGCGTTTGATGGTGTCGCACCTCTTGCTAAAATGAAACAGCAGAGAAACCGACGCTACCAAGCCGCCTTTCTGGAAAAGCACGGAATTGTTCCCAAGAACCTTTTTAATTCATGTCAAATTTTACCGGGAACCGAATTTATGGAATTCTTGTCAAAGTATGTAAACAAACATTTTGAGAAAAATGCCAAAGTGATTGTTTCCGCGTCGGATGAACGGGGCGAAGGCGAACACAAACTGTTCCAATACATTCGTGAAAACCCGGAAAAACATCTGGGTCAAAACACGGTGATTTACGGGCTTGATGCGGATCTGCTGATGTTGTCGATATTCAATAACAAGGCATCCAATTTTTTTGTTTACAGAGAAGCGCCGGAATTTGCGAAAAGTTTGAATGCGGAGTTGGAAAATGGGGCATCTTACATTTTGGACATAAACCTGCTGTGCGACTCCATATTGGTTGAAATTGGATGCAAATATCCGCACCCCGACCGCATTTACGATTATGCCTTTCTTTGCTTTATGTTGGGGAATGATTTTTTGCCCCATTTACCGGCGTTAAATATCCGCACCAATGGGATAAATCATTTGTTGACTGCATACAAAGAAACGCTTGGATTAATGAAAGACACTTTTATTATATTTGATAAAAAGATTCAGTGGCCCCAATTTAAAAAAGTAGTGGACTGGATGGCAAAACGCGAAGAGGGGTGGTTAAAGGTCGAATATGCAAAACGCAGGCAAGAACGAGTGAATCTAAAAGGAGACAAGGAAAGTATGATGATGTCAGCACCGAGGATTTATCGAGAGGCGGAAGAATATATAAATGTAAATGAAGCAGGATGGAGAGAACGATATTATAAAGTGGCAGGAATGTCAAAAGAGGAAAATACAGAATATGTGTGTGGACTGTGTTGGGTGTATAAATATTATGTGGGTTTAAGTGTGGATGTTTCATGGAAATCGGAAAAGAGTAGTGGACCATTGTTGTGGGATGTGGGTTCAAGTGT